AAATGTCAATTTCCTCCTGCTGTTCTTTGATTGTCTCGTTGTATTTCTTCGAGGTTTTCATGTTGCCGTCAAGTTGCAAGGAAATCATGAGAGCGATGTCGATGTTCTCCATCTCTTTGTCTGAACACTCTCCGATATACGTTCCGATGCGTTCTGTCGATACCGAATAGACCTGCTCACATAAAACGGTGCTTGGTCTGCCTGTCGACCTCACTGTCACATGTGTCGGGAGGTCTGTTTTCGGCTGCGTGGTCATATATACAACCTCAACGACATTGCTGTTCTCATTATTCTTGTCATTGCTTACAACGACCGCCGGACGGTCGGAGTGCTGTTCGCTCCCGTTATACGACACCCCCCCTCTGCTGATATAGAACATTTCGCCTCTCTTGATGTTATTCATGTCATTTCCTCCAATTCTTCAAACTGTATTTGATGATATATACAAGTTGCATCAAATACGGATGTTTTTGTTTGTAACTCATTACTCCTCACCGTCTTTCATGAGTTTGGTTGCCATGATGCAATATCCGTCCTCAATTCCGGTGTAGTCCTCAAGGATATATGTCACAAGCACCTTGACCGTGCGTCCGGTGTTTTTTCCGTCTGCAAATTCCATCATTTCAAGGATGTCGCCCTTTTTATATCCTCTGTCGTTCTTTCGGAGTTCAAATGTCTTGATTCCGTTTGCTACATCATCGAAATACGACTTTGCAAGGCGTATCTGATGCACTTTCTGTCCGGTCTCCTGTGTATCTGACGGGAGGTTCTGCATTTTCTTCTCCTGCTCCATCTCACGGAGTTTTTTCTTTGTCTCACGGTCGATTGCATCCTGCTCCTCTGAATATCTCTGTTCATCGGTCTTGTATGCCTCCGCACGGTTCTTGTACTGGTCGCATGAGGTACATGTTCCGGTCTTAACATTGCAAGTCTCATATTCGGTGCAGGAATAACAGAGAGATGTGATTCCCTCCGGATGAGGTGTCTCATAATCGTCGCCCGCTCTTGCCTCCGGAGGATTCATGCCGTTTTCTTCCGTGTCGGATTCTGACACCTGCTGCCCTGCTGCTTTCGCCTCTTTCATGTCTTTCACTTCTTTGTGTGTCAGTTCTCCGGTCTCTGAAAATTTCCCCAGTGTCTCACGCTGTTCATCCTCCGTCATTCCGCTCAATTCATAAGCTGCGGAGAATGTGAGGCGTTCTTTCTTGAGTTCCTCTTTCCATTCCGGAATCAGATTGTTATTGATTGCCTCAATCTGTGCAATCTTTGTTTTGCTCACATGCAGCATTGAGGAAATCACATCCCTCAATCGTCCGGATTGCAGGTCATATCCCTTGATTTTCTTTCCTGCTGCTTTCATACGCTCAAGAGATGCCTTGAGGCGTGTTTCCTCCTCAATCATGTCGGAAATGGTCTTTGAACGGTATGAGTTGGCGATGATGATTTCAACCTGCTCCTCGTCATCGTCCTGTGGTGTGGTCAATTTACTGGTTGCAAGTTCAAATTCTTTATATCCCTTTGACACAAGGTACTTGAGAGCCTCCCACCGTCTTTCACCTGCTACGATTCTATATTCGCCCTTGTCGCATGGTGCATATACGAGTTCAAGGTTCTGTTTCAACCCATACATGAGGATGTCTCCTGCCAGTTCCTCAATCTGCTCTACACTGTAAAAATTCATATCGTTCCGGTACATCTTGAAAATTGAAATGTCCTTTGTCCGGAATCTCGCTCTCGGAGATTCATCAATCCCCGCTTTGCTGTTCTTGTTGAGTGCGTCTTTCACGCTGAATCCTGCTGCCATCTGTTCAACCTCCTGTTATTACTCTGTGAGTTTCTGTTTCTTTGTCTCTGTACGTTCGACGTTGATTTCACCCTTTGCATTCTGTGAAATTGATGCTTTGACCCCCCCTCGGAGGTTCAATGTGACTTTCGCAAGTCCTCCGGTGTAAATCTCCTCGACTGCTGCCTTTAAGATGTTCACGATGCCCTCACCGCATCTCTTGTCTGGTGCTGCGTTCTCTCCAAACAAGGCAGACACATTCATCATTGCCTTTTCTTTCCTCTGTTTCTCTTTCTGATACTCGACCGCCTCGGTGCAGTTACATGTCATTGTTGCCTGTTCCTCTGCCTGTGGCTGTGTCAGTTCCTTGTCGGTCTCAATCTGTACCATCTGACCGCAAAACCTGCACTGTGCTGTTTTGATAATGTCTCCCATGTGTTTTTCCTCCTTTACTCAATGAATTGTTCCGCTTTGAACCTATCACCCATATCCATGAAATAACCGTATAAAAATTCTTTCTGTTTTTTTGTCAGATTTCTCATATTTGTCACTATGTAGCCTCCGCATCCCGTCGGGTTGTGTATCAAGCAATATCCTTTTACCTCTGACAGAAAATCTCTCATGAGATGGTTGATTTCGTTATCTCCGTTTTCTTTTACCCAGTTCCAATACTCCTCGACGAATCCTTTTTCCTCGCAGATACGTTCTGCTGATTCTTCGTGCGTTCCGAATGGGCTTTCCGTGAATACTCCTGTCGGTGACAGCCATCCGAACTCCTTTGATTCTGTCTCTTGCCGTTCTGCAGCGTCTTTCTCGCATTGCATGTGTGGCATTATTCCGTTATTGAAATTTTCAAAATTTTTTCTGAATTTTTCCTCATTCAGTTCTCTTTCAATAATTTCCTCGTATTTCAACCCTTTTCCGTTCTTCCCGTCTTTTAACATAATCATTCGGCATGTTCCCCACTCCATCTCGCTAAATCCCAAATTGTAGCAGTCCATTACATAATACAATCCTGTTCTCAACTCCGGATTCGTTTGAATTTCTACCATGTCAATGAAATTTTTATTACCCAGTGCATCCCATACGATGTGGAAATAATATGCAAATCCTTTTTCAAACGACTTGCACTTGCCCGAACTGTCAATTTTTATGCATGTGTCGCATCCTCCACGTGTGTGGTGTTTGCATGAACCGTTGTCGCATGTGATTTTTCTTTTTCCCACATCTATTCCTCCATTTCCTTGAGTAACTCATGAACAATGCATCTGTAATCCTGTGACACGATTCCTCTCTTTGAAAATTTCGGGAGCGGAATCATCGCCGTTGTTGATTTCTCTGCAACGATTGAACGGCGAATCGGTGTGACGAACATGTCAAATCCGGATTCTGTTTTCAACCATTCCTCCACCTCAAGAGAGGTCTTGTTTTTCTGTCGCATTGTCATGAGTGCCTTGATTCTCAAATCCGGATTGATGTCTCTCAAATCCTCAATCTGTTCCTCAAGGTTTTGGAGTGCCTCGATTTCATATCCTCCAACCTTTACCGGAGCGATGACAAGTTCTGCTGCAATCAGAATGTTAATGACTACCATGTCAAGCAAGCGACCACAATCGCAAATGCAATAATCGTATGCGTCAGATACCTCCTCCAACGCCTCACGCATCCT